GAACGCTGTCGGCTGCGTGCTGTACATCCTTCACGGCACCCGCTACGCGTCGCCGCTGGCGAGCTCCGCGATCACCGACTGAACCTCGGCAGGGTAGGGCAATTCGCGGGCCTTCGGGCCCGCATCTTTTCAAGGGGGTCGCATGTTCCTCGAGGACACCGTCGAAGGGTCGCGGCAGCCGAAAGGCACGTCGGGATCCCTGCACGTCAAGATCACCGACGGTGGCCCGTCTGTCGACAGCGACAACGGCGTCACTGTGGTCGAGCAGGGTCAGTACGACTACGAGACCGTCGCCGCGTCACAGTCTGATCAGGTGCTCGGCGTTACCGGCGCGCTGGGGGATTTCCTGCACTCGCTCATCTGCGTCGTCGCGACGGCCGCCACTGCGCAGGTGCAGATCAAGGATGGCAGCGGACCGGCGATCACCGTGCTGCCGAACAGTCCTGGCGGCGGTGTGGGTACCTACGCGATCGAACTGAACATCGTGAGCACAAGCGGTGCGTGGAAGGTGACGACCGGAGCCGGCGTCAGTGTGATCGCGATCGGCAGGTTCACGCCATGATCCGCTCCCTCACCCTCGTCCTCTTCCTCGCCGCGCTGATCCCGCTGTCGCAGGCGGATCGACGCAAAGAAAAAATGGAGGCGGTTAAATGCCCTTGGTCTACGTAAAATCCTCGGGGACGCGTGTATCCGGCGAATCGACGCCGGGCGACTGGTCGGACGCTAATTGCTATCCCAGGGTGTCCGCATCGGTGGGCGCCTGGACGGGTGCCACACAGGTAGTGCTGAACGACGAAACCATTACGGAGACCACGACCGTAGGTACCGCGTCGTTCGCCAGCCTGACATCGCTCAGCATCGAGAAGCGCGGCGCTTCATCGACACCGGCAGTGTGGTCGATGAACTCCGCGACGGCGCCACTGATCAATGCAGCACCAACGGCGGCGCAGACCTTCGCGGCTTCGGACATCGTCTTTACGCGTGCCGTGCCCATGTCGGCCGCTGCAACGACTGCGTTGCTTGCTTTCTCTGGCACAGGGTATTCAGCAATCACGTTCACGCGGTGCACTTTCGGGCCGATGGATATCGATGGCCACTTGGGCGGGCTGAACGCATCCGTGTTTTCTGTGCAGGGCACGCCGGTTTCTCGGCTCGTCACATTAACCGACTGCGTGGTGACCGGGATCAATCACATCTCCGCCGGCACAGGGCCCTGGATGCGCCTTGGTGGTACTGGCAACACGTTCAGTTTCGTGAATTGCTCGTGGCGTAACTGCAACTACATCCACACATCATCGGCGGCGGCATGCGGCTTCGGGATTCTTCCAGAGAACACGCAAACGTTCACGTTTACCAATTGCACGGCTGAAGACCTCACGGTGAAGGGCGCTGATAGCTCCGCATACGTGAGGTGTTTTTATTTCACGCCGACAACCGCACAGACGACCATTATCAGGAATTTCCGGTTCAATCGGGTCGTTGTTGGCACAGAAGAGGTCCCGATTCAGTCGCAAGGATGGGGGTTCTACATTTCAGGCGCTTACTCCGTAAACGGCGTTCATAGCAGGTACTGCACGTATTACGAAACAGGCAACCGCGACGGCGGGCAAATCTACTTCAACGGAACAGGCGCAATCGGAAGCGCAACCGACCTCTCTGCGATGCATTGCCGATCGCGATCTGGGGCCGCTCTGTTTGTGTCGAACGGAGCCGGTGGCGTTTTTTCCCGCGTACTTGCGATGTACAACATATCGGAAGCCGGGGTGATTTACAGCGGCGGCTACGGAGACTTTGAGTTGAGGGTTGCCATCTCTTGTTACAACAGCAAGATCCCTGGCTCGAATGCCAACGACGGCTTGGCGGTATATGTGCGCAATAACGCAGCGACTCGCCACAAGACGGCGCGGATCGCGAATGTTATTGCAGTTGGGAATACCACAAACGGCTCTTGTGCTGGCATCGCTGTCGAGAACAATGACGCGGTGTACTCGATGACGGCCGAAGTAATCAATTGCATCAGCCGCAATGTGAACGTCAATGACATTGAGCAGACGGCAACGGCAGCCGGCGCTTTAACGGTCACCGCGCGGAATTGCAATGTGTCCAACACGATTTCTGTCACGAGCAACGTAAATGAAGTTTCCGGCGACCCCCAATTCATCGGCGGCCCCAACCCCACGACGGCAGAGGGGTTCAAACTGCGCCCGAACAGCCCGCTCCGCCGAGCGGGAACCTGCGTGTACACCACCGGGTGCGTCCCGCGCGACTTCGGCGGACGACGTGGGCGTGTACCGCCGGACATCGGCGCCTGGCAGCGCAACTGATGCACCTGATCACCACCACGCCAGCGGCCGCGCCCGTGCTGACCGCTGCGGACGTCCGCGCGCACGCTCGAACCCCGTCAGTGGACGACGGCTACCTCGAAACCCTGATCGCCGCGGCGACCTCGTGGGTTGAAGCCTGGCTCGGGCGCGCGCTGGTCAACCGGACGTACACGTATAAGGTCGACGGCTTCCCCGGCCAGTGCGTGTGGAGCGATCCGCCGACCTGGCAGCACGGCGGCGAGATCCTGCTGCCGTATCCGACGCTGCAGTCGGTGACCTCGGTGACCTACCGGGACACGGAGACGACGACGGCGACGCTCAGCGCATCTACCGAGTACGAAGTCGACACCGGCTCGCTGCCCGGCCGCATTCGGCTCCGGTACGGCGCGAGCTGGCCGAACACGCTCGGACATCCGCAGTCCGTGACGATTGTCTACGTCGCCGGCTTCGGGCCGACGGGCGAGATGGTGCCTGAGCAGATCCGCCACGCGATCCGGCTCCTCGTCGCGCACCTCTACGAGAACCGCGAGGCGACCTCGCCCCTGGCGATCAACCAGGTGCCCTACGGGATCGAGGCGCTGCTGATGCCCTGGCGCTGCTTCACGCGCTTCGCATGAGGGCAGGGGCGCTGCGGCACACGCTCGTCATCGAGCAGCCGACCGAAACGCAGGATGCGCACGGCCAGGCGGTGCCGAGCTGGTCAACGTTCGCGAGCGTGCCCGGCTCGCTGGAGCCGCTGAACGGGCGGGAGATCTTTGCCGCCGCCCAGGTACAGGCCGAAATCACCGCCCGCGCGCGGATCCGGTATCTGTCCGGCGTTACGCCGAAGATGCGGGTCACTCACGAGGGGAAGATCTACGCGATCACCGCCGTCATCGACCGCGAACTACGACACCGCGAGCTCGAGCTGCTGCTCGCGGAGGGGGTCGCCGAGTCATGAGCGAAATAAGGATCAGGGGGCTCGCGGAGCTCACCCGCGAGCTAAAGGCGTTCCCGCTGAAGCTCCAGCGGCGCGCCCTGACGAACGCAATGCGGGCCGGGGCGCGGGAGATCGTGAAAGAGGTCAAGGCGCGCGCGCCGGTCGATACCGGGGCGCTCAAGCGCAACGTCGGCACGAAGCGCGGCCGGCGAACCTTCGACCGCGGCCTCGTCGCGCGACAGATCGTCGGCGTGCGGCACGGCAAGGTGAACACCCGCGGCACCAGCATCTACGACCGGCGAGGGGTCGACCCGTTCTACTACCGCTTCCAAGAGCGCGGCTTCACGGCGGTCGGGCGGAAGAAAGCCGCGAACCGCACGACGCGCGCCGCGCGCCGCCTGGGTTTCGGCAACACCGGGGGCCGGTTCATTCCGGGACGGAAGTTCCTCGCGAAGGGCTTGGATGCCGGCAAGGCGGCCGCGCTCGAAGCCGTCCGCAGCCGCCTCGCGCGCGAGCTCGAGCGACTCCGGTGAGCGCCGAGACCGTGCTCTTTTCCACGCTGGCGGGCTCGGTCGCCGTCGGCGCGCTGATCGCGGATCGGATCTATCCGGACGCGCGCCCGCAGGACGACGTACTGCCCGGCATCGTCTACCGCCGCGACGGGACGGAAATCGTGCCGACCATCCACGGCACGATCGCACTCACGCGCGCGCAGCTCGCGGCCGTCTGCCTGGGTGCGACGCGCGCGTCGGCCGAAGCGGTCGCCGATGCCGCGCAGACCGCACTCCTGGCGGCCGGGTTTCTGCTGGTCAATCGCGCGGCGGACTTCGATCCGGAATCGCGCACGTACATCGCAACGCTCGCTGTCGAGCATCTGAGTTAAGGGGGCATCATGGCAAAGGTATGGTCGGGCGTTCAGGTGGCGATTCAGTCGGCGCTCGCGGGCGCAGTCACGATCAACAGCATCAGCAAGGCGAGCACGGCCGCCGTCGGCTACACCGGCACCGATCCGTCGACCGGCGACTATCTGTACCTGTCGAACATCCAGGGGATGTACCAGCTCGATCAGTACGTCGTGCGCGCGGCGGCCGTCGACAGCGGCGCGAACACGCTGAACCTGGAGGGCGTCGACTCCACCGCCTTCGATACGTTCACGTCCGGCCAGTTCCAGGTGGTGACCTTCGGCACCACGCTCTCGCTGATCACCGACATCCAGGTGTCGGGCGGTGAGTTCGAGGACATCGACGCGACCACGATTCACGACCTGGTGCGCGTCGTGCAGCCCGGTGTCGCATCGAATCTCAACTTCGCCATGACGGCGCAGTGGGATCCGTCGTCGACGGCCCTGCAGGCGCTCAAGACGGCGAGCGCCAGCAAGGCCCGGCGCGCGATCAAGTTCACGTT